TGTTCTATAAATACTATCTGTTCTAGTATCCAAATACCACTCATACTTATCGTCAGTGCCGTCTCTAAAAAGTTGAGTGTAGTCATCGTCTTGACTTTGACGCTCATATACAGCAAGAGTTGAGTTATCTACAACAGGCCCCTCATCTAACTGTATATACTCTACTGAATATTGTAAATCAAAAAACTCAGTAATAGTAGTAGAGTACTTATCAATAAGATCGCTAGCACAATAAGTTTTTACAAGTTTACTTATAGCCGTAATCAACGTTTCGATTCTATCGTCGTCTTTTACGTTTGTTATATTTTCAATAGTCTTGTAAGTATCTAATGAAATTAAGTCTGCCATAAATAACCTTGTAAAAACCTAGGGTGCCCGAAGGCACCCTATGCTTAATTTACCTACTACGCAGTGTAGTGGCTAGCAACAACTTGGCCAACAGTTGAGAACAACTGATCGAAACCAAGACGTTGAGTTGCAACCAACACTCTTCGTTGGTTTTCTACATCGTAGTCTTGCTCAATCGTAACACCTCTTAGTCGAGGAATTACAAAATTGCGAGGATTAACAGCTACACCCCATACTTTGGCTGCTGCAGTTGATGGGAACTCGTCACAGATGATTACAGGTGAACCGAATACGTTTGCGATTTCTCCAGTAACCTTGGTTGCCCGCTGATCACCAACTTCGTTGATGCTTTGGAAACCAGTATCATCTAGTAATGAGTAGTACGCGTCTAATGAGATTATGAATACACAATCTCCAGGTCGACGTCCATATTTACCCATTTGCTGCCTCATGTCTAATAGATGGTCAGCATCTACAGCTGCGGTATGTGCAGCATTGGTCAAAACTAAGTTGTCATCAGCAGCTACTCTAACCAAACCACTAAAGGTTGCGTCAGTGCTTGAAGTTGCCAAACTAGTGGGAGATGCATCACCTACTGATGCGAGAAGAATTGAGTTCTCAATAGCTCGTGCATGAGAACGACCCATTGCTTCTCGTAGCAAAGGAAGAATAGGAAGAATTGCATCTTCTTCTACTTCGTTTGCAAGATAAGTAGTAGATACTAGCTTATCAACAGTAAGAACTTTAGAAGTCATTTGCATGCCAGAGTAGGGTGAACCTACAGTGTCATCTCTTGCTTCTAAGTTACCTTTGAAGGCGGAGCCAGAACCTGATCCAGCAGCGGTTGTAAAGGAAGAACCACCACCAGCAAATTCAGCATAACCTGCATCTGGGAATGTAGGAATACGCATTGCTGCTGCTGTCATCTGTATTTCTCTAAATAGAGGCTTGAGTACAAGGTCAAGCTCAATGTCTTGCTCTACTTGCGTTGACGCAATAGATTCAAACACTGTTACAGTTTCAGCGGCAGGTACTATAATAGAGGAATTATCGTTAGGAGTGGCTTTCTCCATAATTTCCTTCGCATATTCTGTTTCCCAACCCTTTCGAGTAATAACACCCAATAATGAAGCATCGGCAATTTCAGTTTCAAAACCTTCACCGATACCTTTCTTTCCACCACGATCAGCAAACACACGCTTGCTTTCTCGGATGTTCATGATTTCGTCTGATTTCTCAGAGATTTCTTTTTGAAGTTCAGCAACCACTTTTTCGTGATCAGCATCCTTCTGTTGGAATTTCTCTTCGAGATCCTCCATAAGCTTCTCAGCGCCAGTTGTTACAGCCACAGAAATTCGCTCTTCCTCAGCTTTTTTCTGCTCTTCTGCTTCAGCCACAGCCTTTTGCTCCTCTTCAAGTCGAGTAGCTTCTTCAGCCTTACGCTCAGCTTCTTTCATTGCCATGGCAGTAGTCGCCTTCTCAACGGCAGACTGTACGATGGCGTCAATATCAACATCACTCATTTCTTTCTCCTGTGCTTCGACTTGAGATAAGTCTTTTGGCATTGACTGGTCAGTTTCTTCTTTTTGAATAGTGTCATCATTATGAGACACATCAGTTTTTGATTCTACATCAGCAGTCGTGAAAGATTGTTTAAATGCTTCGTATTCCTCAGAGGAATCGAAGCTCTTCGCTAAAGAAAAGGTCGCAGTCTGATTGGCAGGTACTGATACTACTGACACTTCCAATAATTCCGCATCCTTGATTCTATATCCATCGGTTTCCTTCATGTACTCAGCATCCTTGACTCGGAAACCAACAGAAAAAGCTCCAAGGACACCCTCTTTAATTAAGTCACCTACATGACCAGCAGACTTAGCAATTTTAGCCTTCATTTGAAGCCCACCATTGTTAGTCTCTACCATTACGGCTCTGCCAATAGGTTGATTATAATCGTGATTAAATAGTATAACTGGATTATTTAAGTAGTCTTTTAAACCCCCTTTTTCCCAGGCTTCAGCTTCTATAATGTCACCAACACGGTCTTTATCGATAGTGCTAGCCATTCCAGTTATATGTAGATCGCCTTCTTCTTCAAATGCTTTGAAGTCAGAAGAGCCAATATGAAAGATTTTATTCATTATCCAAACACTCCGTCAGCAGGTCTTGCTGTTCCTGAGAGTTCTCCAGTCTGCTCTTTTTCTTCTGCTGCTGCCATAGCTTCTTGTATAGAAGGCTGTGCAGGTTCGGGGGCAGGGGGTGGAGTAACTTCAACATTCGGGTCAATTAAGGCCCACTTTTCGGGGTATATTCTTGCGGCTTGTTTTTTCATTTTAGACCAAGCACCAAACATAGCCCTTACTTTTCTAGCAGGATAAGGCACCTCTTTTTTGTAAGATTCATACTGTCTAAACTCTAGGAACTCTCCTTTATCAATCATAAAATCAAGAACCTCTTCCAATATAGTTTCTTTACGCATCTTCTGGTGTCTCCTCTGATTCTGGCCTACCACCTAAGTCAGGATTTACTGCAGAGCCTGCTATATTTGCAGGAGCTCTTATATCGTCTTGTCCATCCAAAGGCGCGTAAGCTAATGCTTCTCTAGCTTCATTTACTGTCATTATTCCTCCATTCACTAAAGAAGAATAATATGAAGCTGCGTCTCGTAGTTCTGGTTGTAAAGCAGGAATGTTAGATATATCTTCCTGTATTTCAAAACCAAAAAATCTTTCAAGTGCAAAATTTACTTTTCTTACTATTGGTAATATTGTTTCTAAATAGTACAACCTGTGGTTAGGTCGTATGTTAGCATTATTACCTGAGTCTAGTAATATTGGAGGTATACCTAATGCTTTTAATACTTCGCTTTCATTATCTATTATAGACTTCTGAAAGTCCATTTCTCGGAAACTTAAATTAGATATTTCATCTAACTCCATGCCTCCGTCAAGTATTAAAGGTCTTCTACCTCCGTTATCAGGTCTATATCTTGTTACCCAAGATTGAACCATTCTTTCTTTAATTCGTTCTGATAAAGTATTTGGTGACTTAATCACCAAACCAGGTACTGCTCCATTTTTAAAGTAGTTGTCCTGGAAGTTTCTCATCCTAGTCAAGAGTGACATTGTCCTCGATGCTGGTCTGAGCCTACTTGTTCCTCTATAAATACTGTAGAAACTATTTTCTTTTATATGTATTATTTCTTCAGTACTAAAATTTTGATTGCCGCCTTGGAAACTGTAATGATCTACATACTGTTTCTCATGTGGTTCAATCGCCATATAATTTGCAGGTAGATGATACAGTCCCGACCCATCAAAATATATAAAAATGTTTCCGTCTAAAATAAAATCTACGATGAGGTTTCGCTTAAAAGTTGATATATCTTGAAACGGATTAGGTTCCTTATTCAACATTAGTTGAAGTCTAGACCTTCTCATTCCCTTTACTACAGGGTTTAGACCTAGCTGCTCTTTCACTAAAAGTGGGATCTCAGCTGTATCATCTACAATCATATTCACACCACGATTCACTACCTCTAAGTATTCGTAGTATGAAGTGTAATTTGAAACAATCTCTTTAGAAGTTATTTCACCGTGACCTTCAATCATCACGATGTCTTCTTGCGCGGGGTTGAGTTTCTCCTCTACCTCCACGGTTCTTTTGTTATTTTGCCAAAAATTATACCAAGCCATATTTTTCTCTTTGTAACTCAACCCATCGCCGTTGTTTAGGCCCAGTAACTAATTTTGGGTTTCTTCCATATATTGAATGAAGTTTTTGATGGTGCTGGTGACAAAGAGTTACAGCATCATTGAATAATTCTTGTTCATGGTCTTTTATAAACTTGTCCCTGTATTTAAAAGCTTCTTCTTCCGTAGTTATGTTGAGCTTTAGTTTCTTTGTCCAATTTGTAACAAGTTCGCTAAGACTGAAAAAATGATGAAAATCCAGTCCTTCCTTGCTACCACATATATAACATTTTCCGGATTTATCGTAACCTGACTTGGCTCCATCTCTTATGTATTTAATAAAGTACCTTTTCATAAGATTTAACAAATTATACTACCCATCTACCTGAGAGTCAAGAATTATTTTTTCTTGGCGTTTAAAACGACGTCGCATTTGTCTCAAAGCTATAGAGAGCGTAACGTAAAGCGTCAGCCATGTGGGAGCTAGAATCGTGAAGAGGCTTTTCTCTCATCAAGTTAGGATT